CAAAGATAAAATAGTATAAATACAAGTAATAATAAACACTATGAGTAATATTAAAGTATCAACAGACATTCATGAGTTTTTAACAAAGCCCAGCGCGGCTGAAGCTATCTCAACGCTGATAGAAAGTCTACCCGCTGTAACAACAAACTCTAATGCTTTGGCGGCTGAACCACCTGAAATTGTTTATGAATAATCGACTTCTTGAACAAGGAATATAAATATGTCTAATAGATATAACATTTGTACACTTATCGATGCTCCTCCAGAGACAATAGAATTAACTGTCGATACTTCTGTTGTAAGTGAAGTATATTGGGGCGATGGCACCTCAGATGTATTATCGCCAAATACTACTACATTATCTCATACGTATGTTGGCTTAAATTATCTTGAAGGACATACCGAATCATCATCAAACCACTATTTAGACAGTAATTATATACGAGGTTCTCTGCAAGAGTTCAATAAACTTATATAAATAAAGATAACAAGCAATCATTTAAACTTAAAAGAAAAAAATATGGCAGCAATTATTACAGACGATTTTAGACGTAGCTCAACTACGTTTTTATTGAATGATATTAAAGACCAAAACGGTGGAGCGGATGATTCTCCCAATAGTGGGTCTTATGAATATTTTATAGGAATTGGTAAATCGGATGCATGGGAAATGATGCAGCTGGTTTACCAGAAACAAGTCAAAACTTTTCAACGCCTTTACCAACTGGGACGGTTATTGAATCAAAAGAGGTTATTGATAATTTAGTTGGTGCTCTTGCAGTAGATCCCAGCAATGCATATCACGTAATTCCTCGAGTTAATTGGGCAGCTAATCGTAGATATAAGCGTTGGAATGAAAATGATCCGACAATGTTTGATGTTACTACTGATGGCGCAAATACATACTATCCATGTTATACAATTGCAGGTGCAGCTGGGGCGGAAAAGATTTATATTTGTTTAGATAACAATTCTAACGTTCAATACACGGCAAATGGTAGATATATTCCTGCTTTATCGACTTATCAACCAACTGGAACTTCAAGCTCTCGTGATGCAGCACGAAGTAGTGATGGATATATCTGGGCGTATGTAGCAGATTTAAATGTTGCTTCTAAATTTAACACTGACCAATTTGTTTCTATTTCAGAAATTGCAACTGGTAGCGCTATAGACGCTACTAATTCAACAGGTGGTATGGTCTATGGATTCGAAATCGTAGATGCTGGAGCGGGCATTGATGGCGACTTTGAATTGGTATTAAATAATAATGATGGAGAAGCGAAAGTATTAGATCTTACAGTTACTTCACCTGGTGGTGTAGTAAATGGCGTTACAATGACTGGTGGCATTGTGCCTAGTTATTTTAAAGCTAATACACTTGGAACTGTAAGAGCATCAGTGGTTCCTTCTTCAGGAACTACCGCAACAACCTTTCCAATAATTCGTCCTTTGGTTGCTCCAATAAATGGATTTGGCCATACACCTACAATTGATCTTCCATCGTTTTATGCTGGACTTGCAGTAAACTATAATGGAAATGTTGGAGGTGAGTTACCTACTTCTGTTTCGTATCGACAAATTTCTCTCCTTCGAAATCCTACACGATTTGATGATGATACACCAAGTCCAACCGGAGATGGGACTTATGCTGATGCTGAAGTTTATAATACTCTTCGTAGATTTGAGTTTACTTCAAGCTTACCAATCGGCATTCAATCCGGTAGTATTATTGTAGATGCTAGCACATCTGGTTTGACAACTGCACCGGCTAAAGCGTTTGTAGATTACGTTGATGAAACAAATGACTATGTGTATTTCCACCAAAACGAAAGTTCTTCTATCAATCAACAAGAATTTACAACCGCAGATGGTACATCGAGTAAAATTTCGATCAATGGTGGAACAGCTTTAACATATAACGCTATTACAAATCCAGAATATACGCCTTATAGTGGAGAAGTATATTTCTTAGAGAATAGAAAACCTATTCAAAGAGCAGTTTCACAAGAAGAAGAAATTAAATTAGTAATACAGTTCTAAACTATGTCTATTAAAGCTTATGATGCAGCTCCTTATAATGATGATTTTAATACATCATCATTAGAAGGCAAAAATTACTTGCGTATTTTATTCAAGCCAGGACTCAGTGTTCAGGTTCGTGAATTAAATCAATTGCAGTCAATGCTGCAATCCCAAATTGATAAATTTGGAAAGAGCGTGTATGAAGAAGGTCCGGTCTTAGATGGGAGTACATTTTTTGATGATAATACTGATTTTATTGATGTTACTATTAGTGCTTCGCCAGTAGGTAATGGTTTAATGTCAAATCTTAATTTGACACATGGAACGAATATTCGCGTTTTGGGCAGTGATGCTAGAACGGTATCTGCTGAAATTTATGCGCACAAGGTTCTTTCAACTACTACTAATTCTGTAAGATTTTATATTCGATATAATTCTTCTGGTGCAGTAGTTGGAACGGAAACGAATACTTCTTTATTCACAAATTCTGATATATTACAAAGCAATGAAGGTATATCTTCTGATGGATATCAGCCTGTTGGTGGTGGAGCTGAACTTGGTACTATAACTAATCTTGGTTACGCTGGTAGAATTACAACAGACGTTGGTGTATTCTTTGCTCGCGGATCATTTATTTATAATGATACTGTAAAATATACATTCATTGAAAAGCCATCTAAAGAATTTCAAATTACGGGTAAAGCCGTATTTAGACTTGATGAAACTGTAATAACTACAACAACAGATTCAACTCTTTTTGACAATGCTGCTGGTACTCCTAATGATAGAGCACCTGGTGCTGATCGATACGCAATTACTCTTACTTCTCTATTTTTAACAGATCAAAGTGAACTTACAGACATTCTAAATAATTCATCTGTTTTAGCCGCGACATCAAGTGGTTCAGCTTTAGTTAATTATTTAGATTTGTTAGATGTTTCTATTAGTCAATACGTTGCTCCGGCGCGCACTGAGTACTCACAGCTTGATACTAAATTAGCAGTACGAACTTCAGAAGAAAGTGGTAATTACACTGTCAATCCTTTTAAAGTTTCTGTTAGAGAACACTTAAACGATGCTGCTGGAAATGGTGGAAGATTTTTATTTGCTGATGGAGGAGACGAAACAAAATACATTACAACAATTGAACCTTCAGTTGCGTATGTTCAGGGGTATCGTTTACCTCTTGAAGAAACGCTTGAACTTCCTGTTGATAAAGCTCGTACACAATTATCTGCAGCAGAAGTTTCATTTGGCGCAGCAAAGATTGGTAACTATATTGAAGGTAATATTGCTGAAGTTCCAAATTTTACAAATCCTAATGAAACATACACTTTCAATGGAACCGGTTCTGTAACTTGTAAAATTCGTTCAATCGAAAAGAAAAGTGGATTAGGAACTGATACTATTTTTAAAGTTTATATTTATGATTTAAGTGCGGATATTCCAAGGGATGCAACAACTTTAAGTGGAAATAACGCAGAAGGTGCTTCTGGTTTTGTGCTTGCATTAACAGGCACGACTGAATTTGAACCAACGCCTATTTTTGAAACAGCAAATAATAAAAACTTTATTACACTTCCGTATAATACTATTTCAGCAATTGAAAAAGGAGGAAGTAGTCCTAACTTTGAATCAGAAGTAACTATTCGTGGTACTAAAACAGGAATTAGTGCGGGTGCTTCTTCTCTTACTCTTACAGTTAGCGATTTAACAGGAAAAAGTGCAGGAAGATTTTATAATGATTCTCCTAGTGCTTATATTGTAATTGATCAAAGCAATGGAAATGTTATTGATGTTACTGGCGTTACTTTACAAGGAACAAACAATAATGAAGTTCAATTAAGCGGTTCATTTAGTTCGGCTACAGTTACTGTAGTGGCATCGGCTAAAATCGCAATAGGAACAAATGGTTTAACATCTAAAACAAAAACAGAAACTACTATTTCTGCAGAAGTTGTTACGGCCGGCGCAGTTGCTACAAATGATATTCTTGATTTAGATCAAAGGGATATTATTTCGATCACATCTGTAACTAATGGTTCCAATGGTCCAATTCAATCAAGTGATTATGAACTCTTTGATAATGGACAACGCGATGGACAATATAAAGTTGGTAGAATTAAATATACTGGTTCAGGCGTAACGGGCTTAAAGGTTACATATAAGTATTTTGCACACGGAACCGGCGATTTATTTGATGTAAGTTCATATGGCACATATCCATATAAAGACATTCCTCAATATAAAGGAACATACCTTTCTGATGTATTAGACTTTAGACCAAAAGATGATGCTGATTCTTCGTTTACGCTTGATCCAAATGGACCGACTAAAGTCACACTTAACTATTATCTTTCAAGAATAGATAAAGTCGTGGTAAACACCGTAAATAATTATAGTGTAGTAAAAGGAGAACCTGCTAATCAGCCAGATGCGCCAGTGATTCCAAGCGATTCAATGGCTCTTTACGATATTTATGTACCAGCGTTTACACGAACAATAAAAGATATTCAATTGCGTTACATCGATAATCGTAGATTTACAATGCGTGATATTGGTCGACTTGAAAAGCGAATTGAAAATCTTGAATACTATACATCACTATCGTTGCTTGAACGAGAAGCAAATGGTAAACAAATTCTTGATGCCGATGGAGATCGATTTAAGAATGGTATTCTTGTCGATAGTTTTCAAACTCAAGGAGTTGCAGATGTTTTAGATCCAAAATTAAAAGTTGCATTTAATACACAGAAGGGTATACTAAGACCACAGTACACTATTAATAATAAGAGATTGCGTTTTGCTGGTTATGATGGAACTGATGCTGTGATTACACGTGGAGACGGCGGAGCGCCGCAGCGTGGTGGAGGTACACTACTTACGTTACCATTTACAGATACTCCTTTAATTACACAGGATACTGCTAGTATTGATATTAGTGTAAATCCATACGACCTTGCAACTTGGAATGGCATAATCGAATTATCACCAGCCAGTGATGAATGGATCGAAGTAAATCGTCGACCAGATGTTGTGATGAACATCAATGGTGGACTTGATGCTCTTGCAAATACACTCAATGAAAGTGATGCTCTTGCAACATTCGATGAAGCTTGGTCAACTCACAGTGTTGGTAAAACACTTAGTAGCTCATCACATAGACTTTCAAATACCGAAAAGGCAGAACAAGGATTTACGGGAAACCTGCCAGTGCGTGAAGTAACAAAAACTTTCGAAACAACCGAGATTCGCGAAGGACTTAAACAAGAAGCCGTTGTAAATACTGTTCAACAAAATATTGGTGATAGAGTAGTTGATATAAACTTTATACCGTTTATTCGTTCACGTCGAGTATACTTTAAAGCGCAATTGCTTAAACCAAATACTCGTGTTCATGCTTTCTTTGATGGAATCGACGTAAGTGATTTTTGTACTAAAACAACGTTTGTAAAACATAACGATAATACCACAGTCGATACATCTACACTTGATGTAGATGATCCTATTGCATTTGTTGGTGATGAGCGTGTTGAATTGTTAACAGATACGAATGGAGATCTTGAAGGATACTTTATTATACCTAATAATCAAACGTTTAAATTTAGAACAGGAACTCGTAAATTTAAATTAACAGATTCAAGCACAAATGATTTAGCAAATACAACTACTTCAGCCGAAACAACGTACGCGGCAAGTGGTTTACTTCAAAATAAAGAAGCACAGATTATTTCAACTCAGCAAATTCAGTTACAAACAACTGATGAACGAGTGCAACAATTTCGTCAAGGCGTAACAACTCAAACTAAAACAGAGTACTACGATCCTCTTGCACAATCGTTTATTATTGGTAATATACCTACTGGCACATTTGCAACTAAGATTGATTTATACTTCAAAGAAAAATCTAATAATGTTCCATTAAGTATACATTTAGTTACAGTTGAAAATGGTATACCTACACAAAAAATGGTACCATTTTCTAAAGTGATAAAGAAACCAAGCGAAGTAAATACTAACAATAAAGCTGAAGTAGCTACTACATTTACTTTCGAATCTCCAGTTTATCTTTCACCTGGTATTGAATATGCAATCGTTGTAATGTCTAACTCACCCGATTATCGTTTATGGATGTCAGAAGTTGGTGGAGATGATGTTACTACCAGCACAAGAATTTCAAAGAATACATACGCAGGGGTTTCCTTTAAATCACAAAACGCTTCAACGTGGACACCTGATCAAAACAAAGACTTTAAGATGACGATTTATCGTGCTCAATTTAGTGGATTGAGTGGCACAACATATCGTTTAGATCCATTGTTTGGTGGAAGTGAAGGTTCGTATGATTTCTCTACTTTACGTTTATTAAACGAAGAATTAAATTTTGCTCAAACGACTCTTACACACACATTGAGAATTGGATCAGAAGACATACTCTTAAATAGCGGTGAAGACAAATATTTTGAAGAAGTAAAAAGTATTACTGCTGCTGATACAGATGGTAATATCACATCTGGAGAAGGTGCATTAAATATTAAGTTTACAAGCTCAAGTGATTTTATAAGCCCTGTAGTTGACTTAGATCGACTTTCCTTATTGGCTATTCAAAATACTATTGGGCCAAAGCAAGCTGATCCTAATGATAATCCTCCTCGAGCAGATGCTGTAATTAATACAAATGGAATAGATACTGAACTCGCAGCTACTCATGGTGATGCAACTGCACGTTACATCACACGTGAAGTTGAATTAAATAATGCGGCAGACCAATTAAATATATTCTTACTTGCAAATAAGCCTACGAGCGATTCTGAAATTCGTGTTTATGTTCGAGTTAAATCAACCGATGAAAGAATTCGTGATGTAGGATTTAAAAAGCTTGAACCCGAGTTACCACTTACAATTAATTCTGGTGAAGTGTTTGATGAAGCTGAATACATATTTGAAAACACAGAACCTTTCACATCTTTCCAAGTGAAGATAGTATTCACATCAGAAGATCCTGCATTTGCACCAAGAATTAAAGATCTACGAGCAATTGCAACAATTTAAAATGAAAAATCCTTTAGTAAAAGATAATCATAAATTAGAGAGAGATTTAAAAACAAAAGCAATACTTTCAAATGATACAGTTGGTTATCGTGCAGCACTGTCACGAAGAGTTTTAAGGAAAAATAAAGAAAAGGAATTTAACGATTTAAAAAATAGAGTTGATAATCTTACAAGTCTTGTCGAAAAGCTTGTTGAAAAATTAGATAAATAGAACTATGGCAGTATATTATATAAATGGAACAAGCAACTCGGGTGCTACTTTTGGACAAAGTGGATATTTCTATCCTTTGTATTTAACAGCAGCAGAAGCAAACTCAGCTTCTGAAAATTCTTTAAATACTTCTCATCCACACACGTTTGAAGAAGCTCCGAACATTACTTTTTATATGCCAGTTGAAGATGCTGTGCACGCACAGACGGTCCCGCCAACTGGATCTTATAGCAGTGAACTTTATATTTCATACACAAGTCCTATCGCTGAAATTGACGTAGAAGAAATTGGAACAGGTGTTCTTGCGAGTGATACATTTAATTCTTGGAGAAAGAAAACAAACGATGTTGCAAGAGAAACAATTGCAAACAAAGCATTGATTGGTTCGGTTGATACTCGTCTTACTCGTTTATTGAGTGTAACTGGTGGTGAAAATAATATTATGACTCTTTCATCGAGTGATAATATTACTGGAGAAAAAGAGTTTGAAGGACTTGTAAAATTCACTGCTGCTGATGATTTAGCAAACGCTGTTCAAGTTGGTGCAAATGGTAAATTGTATGTAACTAGTAGTAAATTCTTTTTTGATAAAGATGTAGACTTACATGAAGCTGGTGCTGAACTTAAAGCAAGTAATTTAGATCTTCCAACTGGTAAAACAAAATATGCAGGTGTTCAATATACTTGGCCAAGTCAAGCTCCAATACCTGGACAAATTTTAAAATCAGCTGCAGGAAATACTCTTACATGGGCAACTGAAGCCGCGGCTGAAGCGATAGTCGAAGCTTTCTTAATCGAAGATCCGAATCCTATTGGTTCAGTTCTTCAATGGACAACAAATACGCCTCCTTCAAAATGGTTAATTTGTAATGGTGACGCAGTTTCGCGCACATTATATTCTGATTTGTTTGCAGTGATTGGAGAAACCTATGGCGAAGGTGATGGTGAAGATACGTTTAATCTTCCTGATTTAAGAGCTCGAGTTCCAGTTGGTAGAGGAACTAATACTGATGTGAATAATTTATCAGCAGCGTTTGAAACATTAGGTTCAAGCCAGTATGTTGTAAATAATGAAACGTTGGGAGGTGAATATCAACATACATTAACCGAAAATGAAACACCTCTGCATACCCACTTTACAGCATCTGAAGGAAGTGAGGGCACTGGTAGTTTAACAAATAGCAATACCATTGAAAGTGTTTTCAATTATCAAGAAGATGGCTCGCAAATACCAACTAATTTCAATTTTGAATATTGGTTACATGGTACTACATCTACACCTAATGTTGGTATAACCAGCTCCTTTGGTGGTGATCAATCTCACAATATCGTTCAGCCATTCATTGTTTTAAATTATATCATTAAAGCTAAAGGATCGACTATTGTACAACAAAACATTACTCCTTCGAATGGTATATTAATTAATGACGCTGCTGCTCAAACAAATCTTTTAGAAGCTGACTCAATCAATACTATTAAGATGGATGTTGATTCTAACGATTTTGAGTTTAGTGGAAATACACTTAAAATTAAAGAAGATTCAACAAGCGTGCATAGCCAAATTGATGCGAAGATTAAAACTGTTTCGATTGTAACTAAGTTTGGAGACCATGATACCAATCATAGTATAGAACACGGTCTTGGTGGATATCCACACACCTTTCAATATTTTGTAAAATTTTTAACAAGCAATACTGTAGGTGGGTGGGGTATAGGAGACTTAGTACCAGTATTTGCAGGCAATATATGGAGTAGTCAGGGTGGGCCGTTTGCTCAAGGATGTGATACTACTCATTTTTATTGGAAATATGGTGGTTCAACACATAACGCATTTTGGATTGGCAGCATAGACGTCGGAGGCGTAGTATTATTAGATCCGAATAATACAGATCACGATTTAATAATAAATGCTGTTAGATATACTTAATAAATAAATAGAATTATGGCGATACAAGAATCAGATTATATGGACTTTGGAAACGGAATTATCGGTGACGATACTTTCGATGTCTGGCGTAAAAAGACTAATCGTATTAAGATAGATCTTGATTATGTCAACGCAACACTGACCGCTAAGATTAACACTGATATTGCAAACCTATCAACGGTTTATATTCCACAAGCTGGTTCAGCCACATCTGTTTCAACTGCATTACAATTTACTTCACCAATAACCTTTGCCTCAAATGTTCTAATTGGAGATTCTACCTTAACTAGTTCATCAAATAAATTAAATATCGATAAAGAAGTTGATTCATCTGTTCAGCTAACATCGACGAAGGTACGAGCTAAAAATAATTTAATTCTTGGTGATAAAACATATAACGTACCTTCGAGTCCTGCTATTAATAATGCTGTTCTTGTAGCACAAACGAATGGTACACTTTCTTGGCAAAACGTAGCAAGTATTTTTCAACTATCAGGTGGACTTACGCAAACAACCACAGTGTTTGAAGAAGTTATGCCGGTTGGTAGTGTTATTCCACTTGCGGCCGAAACCAATGATACTAACTATTTGTTGTGTGAAGGATCACTTGTTCCGGGTGGTAAAAATGGTGAATATCGTGATTTATGGGATGTAATTGGATATACATACGGAGGAAGTGGAAATGATTTTAGACTTCCTGATTATAGAGGAAGAGTTGCGGTTGGTACAGGAGGAACTTCTGTTACTTTCCCAACATCGTTTGGCGTAACTGGAGGCACAGATACTCGTTCTACATCAGGTCATGATCTTACAATAGAACAGATACCTAGACATAGCCATACACTTAATACTGACGCGAATTATGGTTATAAAGACTCAATATCACAGCCAGCAAAATACATAACAGGTCAAAGTGAGACTTCTCCGATTGGACCGGCAGATTCAACGCTTAATGACCAAAACTATATTAATACGTCCGGAGGTGGTCTAGCTCACTCTCATAACATTACTGCTGCAAATCGTGTTCAGCCTTATATTACGGTTAAGTGGTATATTAAAGCAAAGAAGAATACAAAAATAAATTTTAAAATTGATATCGCAAACAGCGGTCTTAAATCAACTACATTTGGAGGACAACCTCAAACTCTTATTTCTCCTGTCAATGAAACAATTCAGTTAGACATAGATCCCGATAATAAAAGTATTGCATTAGATAATAACTATAAAGTTTCTATTAAAAGTTCGCCAACAATTCAAGGGCCTATCACAGTTGTGAGTGGTGAACCCACACAATCAAATCATCTAACTACTAAGAATTATGTAGATAATACTTATCAGCCAGGAGAAATTATTGAATCGTTTAGCGCCTTATGTAATGGTAGAAACGTTACACTTAGGAGCGGTACATACACAATGCCAAATGTAACAGGACAGCATGATGTAAACCCGGCCCATGCCGGGGCCGTAGACAACGCCCTTACTCGTTACCTAGGTGATATCAGTGTTCCTTATCTGAAGGATGCAGCACACGCTGATTATACCTACGATGTAACAGGAAGTCTTATAAGGTATAAATTACCTACTAACGCGACAAGAGTGAAGTATACATTTACTTATAACTGGAGTCACATTTACGCTTATGCCAACCCATTATTCTACTTCACCCCATTCATCGGTGGCGGGGAAGGCACTACCTCCGTTGATGAAACTTGGACACGTCTAACCGAGCTAGCAGTGACCGCTGGTGAATATGATTCATATGAAGGGCAAAACGCCTCGAGTATATATCTAGAAATAACTGATAATGCACAAGAAGAAGACGTAGAAAAAGGAATAATATACAGAGGAAACTGGCCTTCGAGTGGAAGAAGTTTGCTTTGGAATGTTGGCCTATACAACGGATCTTACCCGGTACGGCTATACAGTAACTATCATTTGCAAAAATCATTTGGTGCAGCGACCGGTGTAAAATTTATCCCACCTTCTATAGAAATCACTACTTTCGCGTAAATAAATAGATACTATGGCAGACTATCAACAGATTAAATTAACACGCAGTGGTGTTCCTGGTGCACAACCCACTTCAAATGATCTTGAACTTGGTGAATTAGCGTTGAATTACGCTGATGGTAAACTTTATTTTAAGAACGATTCAAATAATATCGAGCAGCTTAACTCCACGTATAATAATAGTGGACGAAAGATCTTTGTTAATGAACAGGATAACCATATTGGTTTAAATACTATTTCACCAGAGTTTTTACTTGACTTAGGTGGTAGTTCTGCTCATACTAATAATACACTTCGTTTAAATCAAAACGACGATGGTACCGCAATTCGTATTGGTGGATCAACTGCTGGTGATATTACACTTTTAAGAGTTGATAACGCAGATGGTGAAACAGCAAATTCCGCAGAAGGTTTTTCAATTAAGTA